CTCCAACCTATGCTTCGGTGAGCCCATCGGCTACCGGCGAAATCGCGTTGACCTTCGATAGTGCCAACGAGATTCAAAATGTTTGTTTGGACTTCGGTGACAAGCTTTGCTTTGACATCGACAACATTCAGCGAGCCGTGTTCCTCGTCAAGACGGTTGCATCTCTCAATGCTGCTACAACCTTGGCTTTCGGCTTGCAGTCGGCTCGAAACGACGATACCGACGCGACAGCCAACAACGCACAATTTAAGCTTGCGGGCTCGAATGCTGTTGTTTGTGAAAGCGATGACGGAACGACCGACAACGACGACAAGGCATCAGGCGTTTCGTTGGTTGCGACCTACAAAGAATTCGTGATCGACTTCACTGGCGGCAAGAGCGATGTTAAGTTCTACATCGACGGTGCCCGAGTTGCTTCGACAACGACCTTCTCGATGTCGGCTGCAACTGGATCGCTTCAACCGTTTGTTCAGATCAGCAAGACCGCATCGACCAACGTTAACAGCGTGACGGTTGATTATGTCTCGGTCGAGTGCAAGCGATAAGCATGAGCCTTCACGACCTCATCAAAGAGGATGCCAAGAATGTCTTTGCGAACCCCGATGACTTTGCAGAGCCGATCGTCTACTACAAGCGGAACGGTCGGTCTCGCAAGATCAATGCGGTGGTTGTGCGCGAGGCCCTTGGCATCCTTCCCGAAGATGGTGACGTTGTATATCCAGTGTTTGAAATACACGTTTCCAACGATGAGACTGAAGGCATTGCAAGCGACGAATTAAATCTAGGCGGCGACGAACTAGAATTTTCGGATCGAGTTGGTCAACCTGTTAAGCGGCACTCGATCCTAAGACTGACAAGCCACGATGAAGGGATGCTGATTCTCGAATGCCGGTAGCAGTTGTTGAAACGATCGCTCTCGCTCTCAAGTCGCGTCTCGATGCGATGGTTGGCAGCGGTTCGTACTCGACGGTTATCAGCGAGGTGCAGCGTCCAAAGCGGTTCGCAGACTTTACGCCAAGACATAACCAAATCGTCTTGACTCAGGGGCCACTGGATCGAGTCGGCGAGCTAGATAGGCCAGGTGTTCCGCCTGCTAATGCCTATCGGCAAACCTTCAACATCCATTGCCATGTCATGCAGGACGAACGAGGGCAAGAGGCAATCGACGAAATGCTTAACGCTTTCCATGCCGATGTTGTTAAAGCGATTGCAAGCGGTTCATCGACTTGGCATACTTTCGGAGGTAACGCTATCGATGCGGCGTTCGGAAGCGTACAATTCATTGCGGCTGATGGCGGGATCGATGGTTTAACTGTCCCTTTGCAAATCACTTTCAGGGTCTCGGAAGATGACCCAACGGAGCTTCGGAACTGATGCTAAAAATCACAGTTGACGAAGCCTCAATTCGGCAAATGAAAAGCAACCTTGGTGCGTTTGGCGATCACTTGCCAAGGCACTTGGCTACAGCGGTTAATCGGACTGCAAAGACTGTCCGAGTGCAAGCAGCAAAGGCGCTCAATCCGCTAGTCAACCTCAAGCTTTCGAGTGAGAACAAGGGAGTAGCCAAGCCGATCAACAAAGCGGCAACGCTCAAAAAGACGATCAAACAAAAGAACAAAGCAGAGCCCGGTAATGCAGGCGTAACAATCGGTCTTTGGGAAGGTCATCATTTCCCGGTTCGGATGCATGAGGCCAAGTCCTACAGCAAGAAGCGACGGGGCAAGAGGCAGAGCCTCGGCGTTCAATACAAGACGCACATGGGCGGCGGGTGGACTGTAATCTCCGATGGTTTTATCCAATCGCGATGGCGGGGCGATGTTTACAGGCCAGCTAGCGAAGGGGCTAGGAAGCTTGTTCGGGTTCTTAGCAAGCGACCAGGCGATTATTTTCGCGAAGGTAACATCGGGACGATCGCAGCGGATACAGCAAGGGAGCGACTCCCAATTGAAATCAATCGGCGGCTAAGAGAGATTATTCTTGCGGCCAGTGGACAGATCAAACTAAGAGCATCAAGGGAGCTAGGCAAATGACGCTACTGAAACGCAAGCGAGTATTGGCGGCAAAGATCGAATCTACACCGGGCACAGCGGAAGCTTTAACAGCATCCGAAGCGGCTTTCAATTGCTATGACATCATGATCCAGAGCGAAACGGAACTTGAGGCCAGGGAAGGGCAAGCATCTTTCGGTATGCGTGCTTCGGTTCCAGGCAACTACAAGGGCCGATTGACTTTCAAGCATGATGCGTCTTGGGATGGTACAGCAACCGAGCCATCATGGGCCGATACGTTTCTTCCGGCTTGCGGTTGGGTCAAGTCCGGTCAAGTGTTCACCCCTCGGACGGAAGCCCCTGGGACGAACGTAAAGACCCTTACGATGGCCGTATATATCGACGGAGTGCGTAAGCTTTTGCGAGGCTGCGTTGGAACATTCAAAATCAATTGCCCAACTGGGAAAGCGGCTTTCCTTGAGTTCGATTTCATGGGTGTTTGGGAATCGCCGACTGATACGGCAATCCTAGTGCCAACCTATCCGACTGCAAGCCCATTGCGGTTTGCATCATCGACGACGACATGGAACAGCGTTGATCTTGCAGTTGAGAACATGACGCTCGATAGTGGCAATACGATGATGCTTCGGGAAGATTCTAGCAACGTCGCAGGGCTCAAGTGCGGACTCATTACCAACAGGCTCATCAAGGTCACTGGCAACCCAGAGGCCAAGCTTGTTGCTACCAACCCAGTTTATGCCAAGATGCTCGACATGTCGGAACACGCCCTGACTTGGGATCTTGACGGGCCTACCAACAGCAAAATTACGATTGCTTGTCCAAAGGCTCAAATCAACGGACTAACCGAAGCAGATCGAGAAAACATGGTCACTGACGAAATCGAGTGGCAAGCAAACCGAAACGGCTCATCTGTCGATGAGGAATGCTCGATCACTTTCACGGCGGCAACTTAATAGGCATCGGAGGTAACGTGCCAATTTTTTTGGAACCAGATCAAAGCTTTTCGGTGGTGCTTGCATCCGACAAGGACAAGCCCATCGAATCTCGGCCAGTGTTTCGCGTCAAGTCTCAATCGATGCGGCATCAACGCAGATTGCTTGAGGTTATAGACATCATCCACAAAGATGGCGTGACTGTTGACGAGATATTTGACGCAACCATCGAGCAACTTAAGCGGGTTGTTTGTGGTTGGTCGAACATGGGGCAACCGTTTAGCGTCGATGCTCTCGATGAATTGTTGACGTTTAGCGAAGCCAGAGAGTTGCTTTCGTTGTGTGCGTACAATCAACGAATGGACGACTCCGAAAAAAAAGACTGAGAGTCGCGGCATTGATTCGGCAGGGATTGCTCTGTCGGCATTGTAGCGACAAAGAATGCAAGGACAAAGGGACGAGCCATGAACCGATCGAGATCGAATGCACTTCCTGCAACGGTGGCGGATGCGATCAATGCGAGCAAGGCATCTTTCGCGTTGAAGGTTGTCCCAATCGATATTGCGATGGGCTTGGGCAGTTTGTCGAGCTGGTTGACCTGTTCGATGAGGGCTTGCCACCTGTAGCGGGTGGGGCACTCGATCAAGCGGTTAGTTTTCTTGAGGCGGCAAGACGGTTTAAGAACGAAGAACAACGAGCAAAAGTGGAGCGAGCGTAGATGGCAGGCGATGCGGTCAAGATCGTTATAGCGGCGGAGGATAAAGCATCCGCACAGGCGATGAGCGCAGCCAAGAACATCGAGGCTTCCGTTAAGGGCATCAAGGAGACTGGCCAAAAGGCTAAAGCCTCAACCGAGTTCATCGGTATTCTTGCCGGTCAATTGGGCGGCGGTCAGCTTGCATCAGCGGCTCAACAGGTCGCAGCTATCACAGAAAAGGTCGGTCAGTTTGCCGAGGTGCAAAAGCTAGGCGGGGCCGGTGCAAATCTGTTTAAGGCTGGTCTCGCGGCTCTTGTTGGCGTTATGTCGTTTCAACTCGGCAAGTCGATCGGGGAAATGATATTCGGCGTCGAGGAGGTCAAGGACGCACTTACGGAAGCAACGGAAGATGCGGACAGGTTTACGTCAGCACTAAACGAACTATCAAACAAGAAGTTTGGCGAAACACTCGAAGATATTTCGCTTGTTCGAGATCCAGAAGCCAAGCAGCAAGCGGCTTACGATGCTTTCCAAGGCATCCAAAAAGAACTGAACAAAGCATACGATGGTATGCACTCAAGGCTCACGCAGATCGATAAACTCAAGTCTCAATTCGATCCGTTTGGAGGCAACACCGACGCGATCAATCAATTGCAGATAGAGGCTAATTCTCAGGTTGAGATAATCAACAACCTTGAGAAACAAAAGCAAAAGATGGGCGAGTTGTTCGGGCCAAGATCGTTGGAAATTCAGGCGATCAAGGACAGGCAAAAAGCAGAGGATGAAGCAGCAGCAAAAGCCAAGCAGATTAAAGACTCGGCACTCAATCAACTGAAGAAAGCCAACTTTCAATACATCGAACTTACCAAGGGTATCGAAGCATCAAGGGAGGCTCAACTTGCCGACGAGGGTATCACGGGTATCGATGCCGAGCGAATCATCTTGGCCGAGCGTGCAGCGGACATCGCCAAAAAGAATGCCGACGACAAGAAACGAGCCGACGACGAGGAACAAGCTAGGCTCAAGCGGGTCGCCGACTTGCAAGCCAGTGAAACTCAGCGACTCGAAGAACAGCGGATCCTATTGACGCAAGGCGAAGAAGCTGCGAATCGCTTTAGGCTTGTGCAAGAGGGATTGTCGGAGGACGCAGCAGCTCGGATCGCAGCAGAGCAAACAGCACTCGACAAGCAAAAGAAGCAAAGCGAACTAGCAAAAAAGCTTTCCGAAAAGCCTCAGTTAATGGCAGTCGAGCAACGGCTTGTGATGCGTGGTGCATCCGAGGACATTCAAAAGGATATTGCATCCAACACACTCAAGACGGTCGAAAAACTTGACCAAGTAACCGAAGCAATCAAAGCGATGCCGAAACAAGGTGCTGCAGATAACTTTCAGTTGGAGTTCGTAGGATGAGCAACATCATCGAAGTAACTGAAATGTGGTCTAAGCCGGTTTCATCGGTGACGCTATCGGATAACTTCCGAAAGCGACAGATCAAGCTCCAACGAGCTTTTCAGATCCTAACGACTCCACAAGCTAAAGAGGTAGACTGTTTTTCATCGACCGGTATCCTAGAGGGTGATCGATTCTCGGCAGATTTCCCGTATGCTTTTGCGGACAACTTTTCCTTGAGCCGGCAAAGCTTGATCTTGTGGCAATTGAACATTGACTACACCGGCGAACTAGGGCCAAGCGAGAATGAGGATAACCCGCTATTTGCTCCACCGCGAATTGACTGGGATGACGTGGAGACCGAGGAAGAAATCGACGAGGATTGGGACGGCAACCCGATCCAAACGGTCAACGGTGAGCCCATCGAGGGCGTTAAGACCTTGCTACCGGATCAGACGGTCACGATCAAACGGAACATGCTGATGTTTAATCCGTTTATTCAAGCTTCCTATCGCCGGTCGGTCAATTCCGATGCGTTTTTAGGATGGCCACCTGGGACAGCCAAACTTATGAAGCTTTCAGCCTCCAATGTAGTCACGCCTCAGCTTGCCTATTGGGAGGTTACGGGACAGATCCGATTCCGCTATCCATACCGCACGACCAACGAAAAGGCTTGGTATCGTCGGACTCGACATCAAGGCTTCTATAAGAAAATTGAAATCGACGATCCTGCCAACCCAGGCGAAAAGAAAAACATTATTGTCCGAGCACTCAAGGGCGGTGAGCCGACAAACCGTCCGGTGCTGCTCGATGCGAACGGTTTTGAGATACCACAGACCGAAGGTCAACAAGTGCAGGCACACTGGTTAGAGTTTAAAATTTACAATCCACTTCCCTACGGAGCACTCGGACTACTATGACAACGATTCCTGATATTACGATGGTTCTTCCTCCCGAGGTCATCACCAATTACACGATCGCGGGCAATGCGGATATCGCCTATACCAAGATCGCCCAGCGGGTCTTGGCTGAGTCCGTTATTCCGTTGACGCAGGCTAGGGTATGGGATGCGACGCAAACCAACTTGCCAGCGACACCGGCCAGCGATGATCTAGGGCTAGTCTCAGGCACCTGGGGAACGAATCCGGTCAGAATTACGGCTGGTGACGTAAAGGCTCTAGGATCGACGACTAGGCGGCTCTATTTGGCCATTCCGATCCCCTCGAACTATGAGGACGGCCAGACTATCCAGCTCAGGATCCGTGCCAAGATGGAAACAACCGTTGCCGATACGAGTTGCACGATCGACGCTGAAGCCTACGTCGGCTCCGATGGGGCTCTCGGTTCGGATCTTGTGACAACTCCAGCGGCCTCGATGAATAGTCTGTCGGCGGCGAATTATGATTTCACAATCAACGCTACGGGCGTGGATCCTGGGGATCTGCTCGAGGTTCGCTTGAGCATCGCGTCGAATGACGCAGCGACGGCCACGGCGGTTACTCCGGCGATCTACTCGGTATCGCTCTTGTGCGATACAAGGGGCTAATCGGTGGCTCAACAGATCGGAGCGTACACGCCAAAGCAGGCGAAGCGAATATGGGACGCGGTGCAAGCTTTCGAGCGAAGTGGCACAGCGTCGCAAGGTGCTTTCCTGCCATATACGCCAACTCCGATCTACTTTGTGAACAAGTCCACAGAGACTATCCCTCCCTATGGTTGCATCCAGATGATCGGTGCAAGCGACATCGACGGGACGACCTACATCGAGGTGGACAGGCCATTTGATTACACCGATTCGGTAATGGGGCCATTCTTGCTCAATGGGCCAGGTGAGTGCTTGCGAGACGAAATCGGGACAGCTCAATGGGGGCCAGTGTTTCGAGCAACCAAGGACTCAGCGACCTACACAACCGGAACTAGGATGGGGCCGGTGGCATCATCTTTCGATCTGTCGAAGGGTTGCTTGTTCACTTACATCGGCGACGATGAACAAGAGGTCGATCTAATCAAGGTCATCGCCTGCGAGACTCCATTGCTAGCGGTGGCTGGATCGAGCGGCATTGCAGGCAATAGCAGCGGCACTGTCACGGCTAAATCTCCTGCTAGCGGGAATTGGACGGCGGGAACGATTACCTATACAGCATGGGCTCCGACATCGGCGGCGATATCGGCCAATGCAACGGTAATGATCTTTCCAATTGACGCTAAATGGGTCGCTGTGGAGATTTGCTAAATGGGTTGCTTCGGCCAATGCAATTGTGGATGCTGTTTATCGGAAAGCGAGATCAACGAGATCGCTATTTCCGTTGACATTGAATTCCCAAGTGAGTTTGTAACCAATCATGAGTTTGTGAATGATGTTTGCTGTTGGTCGGCATCGAGGCTTACTGGCTATACGGATTATGTTTACAGCGATCCGTATTTGGTGCAAACATCGGTTGTCGACGAATCAGCACAGGTCAGCGTAAAAATCACTGAGTCCAAAAAGATTAGTGCTAGCGGAACAGTATTTCAAACCGATGAGGGCTTTTGCATTCTGACGGTTACCGAGGTCGCTCCACCATCTGATATTTGTTCAGAAGAAATCAACTGCGGGACGGTGCTAAAAACATCCGAGGATATCGAAAAGGTTTACGCGGCAATCGCTTGGCGTATCGACGAAATTAAAGTCGCTGTCCACAAAGAACTGATGATTTGTGAACTAAATGGGCCGACTGAATGCCGATACATCGTTGAATGTGCTGTTAGGTTTTCAGTCATGCAAGGCGGTTATCTTTATTCGTCGCACACTTACACCACCGACTTCTCGAATGAGTTTACTTGCTGCGAACGGCTCGACTGCGGTACAGAAAAACCGACTCACGATACTGACTTCGGAAGCGATCCGACAGAAGTTCCACCATGGGCGTATGGTGAGCCAGCTGATGTTTGGATTGTTCGCTACAAGACATACGACGCAATCGACGACATCCCATTGGAGATTACGTTTACCGATGAGGATGTGAATACTTGCACAACAGCTAGATGCCTCGAAGGAGGGCAGTTTGTTGTTTACGAATTCGACGCAG